TGCTATCATCGAACGCGCAAAGGCGTTTGATGTGTACATCTCGGGAGAGATGTAGAATGACTAACGAAGATCGTTACCTCGCAGCTCTCCACGCGATGCAGTCAGGTGTCGCATCGGAAATGAACTATCCAGACACAGCTGCGGCTACCGAACCAAAGCACCTCCGCGTGGGTATCAACAACGCACTCGTTCAGCAAACGGCTATCGTGAAGCTTCTAGTCGAGAAGAATATCATCACCATGGATGAGTACTTCAAGACGCTGGCGGATGAAATGGAAGCAGAAGTCGGGCGGTATCAGGATCGTGTCAACGAGCGATTCGGTCGCCCCGGTGTCATTAAGTTCCGATGACGGGCGCGATTACGAATCTGACGCCTACATCTCTGGGTGGAATCAAGATCCAGAAGCTCCAGGATATGGCGCCGAGGATCAACGCGATCATCTATGGTCTTCCAGGTGTGGGCAAAACGCGTCTCTGTGCAAGCGCCGATGCTGTTCCCCAGATGCGGAAAGTACTTCTACTGGACGTCGATGGGGGTGCCCTCTCGGCACAGAGTTTGTATCCTCAGGTAGACAGGATCTCGATCAAGACTTGGGATCAAGTTATCCGCGTGCAACAAGATCTGGCATCAGGTATGGATCACGGTTACCAGACAGTGATCCTGGATACGGGAACTGAGGCGCAGAAGTACGATCAGGCTGCGGTTATGGTACAAGCAGCCAGGATCGCACGTGAGAAGGGCGAAGTCCGCGACGAAGCGGTACCGAGCTTTCGTGAGTGGGGAATCACTCAGGATCACTTCAGGCAGATGGTACGAGGGTTTCGCGACCTGCCGATGAACTTCCTGATGACACTCCACGTCAAGGATCAGAAGAACGAACTCACTGGCACAACGGCGAAGAGTCCTGATCTGCCTGGCAAGCTGGCTCGACAGATCGCAGGCTTCTTCGACGTCGTTCTCTACATGTACGTCAAGGAGGTGAATGATCCGACTTCAACTCCGGAGAAGCCGAAGCCGAAGATCGACAAGCGGTTGCTGCTGAGCGCAGCATCTGAACTGATCATCGCCAAAGACAGATCAGACAACCTGCCACCGATCATCCAAGACATGACCATGAAGTACATCTACTCAACGATCTACGGAGCTAAGAAATGACCGACGACAACATGAACCGGGAAGACCAGGATCTGTCCAACCTGGGTGAGGGAGACACCATGACCGTTCCCGAGGCTACCTTCACTGCGCCGACCGTCGAGGACGACGACAACGGCTGGGGCTCGGACGAAGCACTGCTGCCCGATGGAGCCGGCGGTCCTGCCCGCGACGAGTGGGACACCGAGAGCGCGCAGGAGGAGATCGACCTCTCCGAGCTTCGCGTCAACATGTCCTCTCAGGAGGCCGAGGCGGAGTCTTTCCCGGACCTCGTCCCCGGCAAGTACCGCGTCGCGATCTTCAAGGTAGCTGTGCAGCGTTCGAAGTCGGACAAGAACCCCGGCAAGCCGCTGTACAACGTCACCTACAAGGTCCAGGACGGACAGTACAAAGGCGCCCAGATCTTCGGCGACTACATCTGTCTCTGGGAGGGTGCGCTGTATAGCTACTCGCAGCTCATCAAGGCGCTCGGCTTCCCCGTTTCTACGGGCAACAACAAGGTGAAGACGCCTGCCGAGCTCATCGGTAAGACGCTCATCGTCCGCCTGGGTATGGGTAAGTCGAACACGTCGATCGACAAGATCACCGGCGAGACGAAGACCTACGACGCGCGCATGCAGGTCAAGGGCTACTTCCGCGACAGCCAGAGCAGCAACGTCTCCGCGCAGGTTAACGAGCTCGCTCCGTAGTAGACGTCCCTGCCCTTTAGGCTTTGCACAGGCCTGTTTGTAGATTGGGCAGGGCTGTAAGGTTCAACTGTTAAGCGCGAAGGTCGCCTCATCCTCCACTGTCGGCTGCTGGGGCGACCTTCGTTAACAAGCTAGTTAGGGGTGACATGGAACTTGGTGCTTCACCCGACGATGTTCGGAGAGGATTCTTCCGGTCTGCATTAGGCCGTGCTAGTGGTTGGTTCTGCATTACTACGCTCACGCGTAGCGCTGCGAAGCGTATGGAAGAACACTGGTATCATATGCCAGACCAGTTCGAACATATGATCAGCGACCTGAACAATAACATCGTTAATGGTGAACACGACGTCTATTTTTGCCCGCACACCTTCAAGTCACAAAAGCGCGTAGCGGATAACGTACTTAGCTGTCCTACGGTTTGGGCCGACCTCGATGAGTGTAGGCCTGATGAACTAGAACCACCTCCGACGCTCTCCTGGGAAACATCACCAGGACGATTTCAGGCCCTGTGGAGCTTGGACGATGTAACGTTGGACCCGGTGGACGTCGAAGATATCAGCAAGCGACTGGCATACGCTTATGCTGATAAGGGTTGTGATCGCTCTGGTTGGGATCTCTCACAGCTGCTGAGAGTTCCGATGACGAAGAACTTCAAGTACATTGATACAGATGTCGGTCCTGTAGACATTGTACTGCTAGGTGCAGAACTCGCCTGGTATAGGAAAGATGAGTTCGATCACTTTCCTGCCGTCACTGGTGTTAGTCACGCGGCACTGCCTTACCCCGAAAGCATTCCAAGCATTCCTGGTCGAGAGATCATGGAGAGCTTTCGTGCCAAGCTTCCAACAGTAGCCTTTGAAGTGTTTGACAACGTACCTACAGGTGACTGGTCAACTACGTTGTTCAAGCTTGAGATGTACTGTTTCGAAGCAGGTATGGCTCGAGAGCAAGTGTTGAAAGTCGCACTCGACTCACGCTGCAACAAGTTCGCCAGAGATGGTCTTGGCAGTGATTATGTCTGGACCGATGTTTGTCGTGCGTCGGCACAGCATGATCGACACCTACATCAGCACGATGTAGTTTCACCCATCGAGGACAACCTACTTACGGATGAGGAGTTTGGAAGGGTCGCAAATGTTAGGACGTTCGTCGAAGACTATATCGACTGGGCTTCTAGTCTGGGTGACGCGGCTACGCAGTATCACCAGGGGGGAGCGTTTATCATTCTTTCATCGCTTCTGGCTGGTAACGTGTCTCTGCCTACTGCTTTCGGACGTATTATACCTAATCTTTGGTTCATGATCCTCGCCGACACCACGCTAACACGTAAGTCGACTGCTATGGACATTGCAACCGACTTGTTGATTGAAGTCGACAGCGACATCGTAATGGCAACCGATGGTTCCATCGAAGGCTTGATGCAAGGTCTTTCGACGCGTCCTGGTAGACCTTCTATGTTCCTGCGGGACGAATTTAGTGGCCTACTAGAACAGATCACGAAGAAGGACTACTATGCTGGAATGGCGGAGGTGCTTACTAAGCTCTACGACGGCAAACTGCAAAAGAGGATGCTCAGGAAAGAAACCATTGAAGTGCGAGATCCTGTACTTATTGTGTTTGCTGGAGGTATTAGGACAAGAGTACAGCAACTTCTTAAGTTCGATCATATCAGTTCAGGATTCATCCCTCGGTTCTTATTCCTTACGGCTGAGTCTGATGCCAGTAGAGTACGGCCGTTGGGGCCTCCTACAGATTTGGATACATCAGGTCGAGAAGCTCTAATCGATCAGATGACCGAGATGTACAACTTCTACCACGCCAGCACCATTCAGGTGTTATCCAACGGCGTACAGATACCAGGACAGAAAAGATGTGATGCTACTCTAACACAAGAAGCCTGGGACCGATACAACAACTTCGAACGACAGATGCTTGATGCAGGACTGAAGACTGAGCGTCCAGAACTAATGACGCCACTCTTTGACCGTCTCGCCAAGTCAACACTGAAGGCGACCATCCTTCTGGCAGCCTCTCGCAAGCTAACAGAGACCATTGAAATCGGCATTGACGACGTGCTGTTAGCAATCAAGTACGCAATTGGTTGGCGAGAGTTTGCCATCGATGTAGTCAACGGTGTTGGCAAGAGCGTGGCAGAGAACCAACTAGAAACCGTAATGGAAAACATCAAGCGAACTCCTGGTATTAGTCGAAGCAGACTGATGCGAAACTATCACCTGACAGCGAGAGAAGCCGATGCAGTGTTCTCGACGTTGGAACAACGCGGACTTGTATCTGTAAACAAACAAGGAAGAGGATCTTTCTACCATGCAGTTTAATTCGGACTGTGCTGCGATACTCAGTGGCGGTTTGGACTCAACGGTCCTCACGTACGAACTCGTCAACCTCGGACACGAACCTCACCTGCTCAGCTTCAACTACGGACAGCGACACAAGAAGGAACTCGACTTCGCTAAGGAGACCGCCTTCAAGCTCGGTCTCCGTCACGACATCGTTGACCTCTCAGGTCTTACGCACCTGATTAGCAACTCGGCACTCACTGCGACAAAGGTCAACAGCAACGGTGACGACGACCGCAACGGAGAGTATCGCGCCATCGAGGTCCCTGAGGGACATTACGCGGAAGACACCATGAAGCAGACGGTCGTTCCTAACCGTAACATGATCATGTTGTCGATCGCTGCAGGTGTTGCTGTGAACAACAACTACAAGTTCCTCGCTACGGGTGTTCATGCCGGTGATCACTTCGTGTATCCTGACTGTCGTCCAGAGTTCATCCAGAGTATCAACGGAACTATCCTCGCGGGCAACGAAGGCTTCGGTCCCTTCGAAGGTAACAGACTCGAGTACACACAACTGCGTGCATTCGTTCAGGCGCCCTTCATGCACAAGACGAAGACAGACATCGCTGTACGTGCATTCGAGCTCGACGTGCCGCTGAGCGACACCTGGTCGTGCTACAAGGGAGGTGAGGCCCATTGCGGTAAGTGCGGTACTTGCGTAGAGCGGCTGGAAGCCATTCACGACGCCGCATTGCGGCTCTTCGGTGAGAAGGCTGCTGACAATGGTATCTTCGACAGCACTCAGTACGAAGACACCCAGTACTGGCGGCACGCGATCGCTAGTCGGTAAGGAGAAAGATGATTAAGAAGTTTCTAACGAGTATCACAGCAGTCATCGCCACGTGCGTCGCACTGGTAGCAGCTACGGTGATGCCTGCACAGGCAGGTATCACGCAGTGCACAGTGAGTCAGGTCTGCTTCTCGGAGGACCCGCTCTGGCCGGACGGCGGAGCTGCTGTTCACAAGTGGTCGTGGGACTACATCTATGGCCTGTCGGGACACTGTCTCAACATGGCCGCAGGGACGTACGGCGGTAACAACGCTGCTGTGCAAATCTACGACCACTCCGACGTGACCGTACGCTTCTTCGACAACTCTGGATGTGCAGTAGACTCGAGCCACCCCGGGTACTACACGATTCACGCACCGAACTTCAACGTGATCGACCTGCAGTACATCCCGAGCATGTACAAGAAGATCAGCTCTATCTACGCCTGGAACACAGGCGGCTGATAGTGTCGCCCCTGATAGCGCAACTGGGAAGCGCGGCACCGTAAAATCGGGTCAGGTAGGCAGGTTCGATTCCTGTCAGGGGCGCTCCCTTTACATTAACAGGGCTCCACAGGGGCTTTGATAGTAGTGCTGTGCCAAATTCGTAAAAACTGCTACGTGATTTAAAACAACTTACACACTATAATTAAACTAACAACGAAAGGAGTTGACCCAATGGTTCGATTTATTCCAATTGCCCCCGAAGATGTACCAAACTTGCGCGAAGGTAGAAGGGGCCGCGTCAGCTATCCCATCCTCAAGTCCTTTCTCGAGAGTAACATGCCTCTAGCGCAGCTCGACCGTACGGGCATGGCACAGGGCTTGCAGGCATTGAGTATGACTCTCAACCAGTACATTCGCAATCACGATTTGCCCATCGAGATGTTTACGCGCAGCGGTGAAATCTACCTTGCACGTACAGACGTTGATGAGGACGGTAACATCGTAGAGCGTGAGACTACTAAGGGCGAACTACCTAAGGTCATCGTGCCTTCCGAAGAGGACCTGGAAGACCTCGAAGAGGTATCACCCGAGGTGGCTCTGAAAGAGCTCGCAGAGAAGACCCGATGACGCACATCCTCGTTGTCTGTTCACGCCGATACAATGGCCACGAGCTCTGGGTGGCTTTAGGTGTACTCGCCAAGCGTGGACACACCTTTGATCTGTTGTCGACGAGTCATGTCATCGAGGATGAGGACTCGCACAAGAAGAACAAGATCAAGATGTTGGTAGGGGATGTCGACAAGATCGAGATAGGCCATAAGTACCAAGCCTTCATGATCATCTCAGGCAATCCTAAGGACACAGAAGACTACTGGCACAACGATACTGTCCGAGACTACGTCAAGAAGGCGAATGCATTCGGACTACCGATTGCTGCCATCTGTGCTTCTGTCCCTAGCATTAGGGACGCTGCAGATGGTAAGCACGTTAGCTACTTCCCACTTATTCGGTCACGAGAGCTCTTGCGAACTGCTGGCGCCTTTCCTCAGAGTGTTGCCCTTACACGTGATGCGAATCTAGTAACCGCTGAACACGAGATGGTTACGTTTGCATGGGCAGAAGAGTTCTGCAACCTAATCGAAGGCTTGCCGCAAGAACACTTCTTCACGCCAAGTGCATTCACTCCCAAGGGTGGCGAGCGTAAACCCATTCCGATCGTTGAAGACCTTCGGCGCAAGTTGAATAGGGAGTAACAGTGTACACTATCGCCAAGACGTTTACCTTCGACGCGGCACATCAACTCAAGGGACTACCTGAGGGACACAAGTGTGGTAACATGCACGGACACACCTACACTGTGACAGCCGCTATCCAAGGACGCCGCCCCGATGAGAACGGATGGCTTATCGACTTCACTGACTTTGCACCCTTCAAGGACTTCCTCGATCTGTACTTCGATCACAAGTTCCTGAACGACGCCGTAGCATTCCAGACCACTTCGGAGAACTTGGCTCGATACCTCTTCGAGAAGTTCATCTTCTTAGTCAAACTGCCTGATGGCATCTCGATGAAGTACGTTCGTGTATCTGAAACCCCTTCCACCTACGCAGAATACCTCTGGTGACTCATGCTTCGTACCGTTGAAGTCTACGCTTCCTACCAGGGAGAGGGACCGAACACCAGTAAGCCAACCGTGTTCGTTCGCTTCGCAGGATGCAACTTCAAGTGCCCTGGCTGGCCGTGTGACACGCAGCATGCCATTCAGCCAGCCATCTTCACCAAGACCCAGAAGTACTGGGCTCCTGCGGAGCTCGCTGAGCATGTGTTGACCTTCGACACAGACAACATCTGCCTAACAGGTGGTGAAGTCTTCCTACAGAACAACCACGACCTCGTTGCATTCATCAATGCTATGAAGGTCTCTCGTGAGATGCTTACCGTCGAAATCTTTACGAATGGAGGACTCGCCTGGGGCGACACCATTCCGCTACTGATCGATACCTTCATCCTGGACTGGAAGCTTCCAGGCAGCGGTGAGGAGTACCCTCCTACGACTACGTTCGAGCAGAACTTCGGTGAGCTGAACCATCTCGACGCGATCAAGTTCACGATTAAGGATCGTGCAGACTACGAGGAAGCCAAGCGTCGGTACTTTGAACATATCAAGGGCATCGACGATGAGCCTACGGTGTACGCTGGCGTAGTCTGGAACGCAATGCCTACCGAGGAATTGTGTAGGTGGATGCAGGACGACAACCTTCCCTGGTGTCTGAACGTGCAGGTGCACAAGTTTGTCTGGCACCCAGAGAAGCTGGGAGTGTAGTGTGTCAGAAGGGTTCAAGCTTCCCGAACCTAAGTCTTGGGAAAACTTTCCAAAGCACTTCTCGGTCAGGGGCCAGATGCAATCAGATGATGAAACGTTCGCAGGCGACCTGCTTCGTACGCATGCAGGGCTGAAGATGGATCGACACGGACAAGATACGCCGAAACGATTCGTCAGCATGCTCGACGAGCTTACCGAGTGCAAGGACTGTAACGGCTCCTGCATGAAGTGGAAGACCTTCGACGAAGACATCGACCAGATGATTGTAGTCAATCGAATTCCATTCAGCTCAGTCTGCAACCATCACGTCGTACCGTTTATCGGCTACGCCTGGATTGGCTACGTGCCCGATGGTCGTCTTGCAGGACTGTCTAAGTTCGCACGTGTCACTCGACACTTCTCTCGACGTCTTCAAGTGCAGGAGCGGCTCACCTACGACATCGCTGACTACATCGACATCAACCTGACCCCTAAGGGAGTCATGGTTGTGTTGGAAGCTGAGCACATGTGCATGACAATTCGAGGGACACAGACGCCTGGTACCATTACGCGAACCGTCGAGACTCGAGGCGTGTTCGCAGATCACTCCAAAACTGCTAAGCACGAGTTCCTAATGGGAATCAAATGACTATCAACGTGCGTGTGACGAAGACGGCAGACCTTGACGAAGACATCGTAGAGGTCCTTCTCGACGATTTCATCGACTGGCTCGACGAACACGGCTTGCTTCGCGAAGGTCAGGGTGACCTCAAGTTCGAGTACAACAACGACCTAGTCAAGGCGTTCATCGAGACAAAGGCAACGTAATGGACCTCACGCTCAACCAGCTGATTGCTCAATGTGCTGAGGACAGCACGAGGTGGTTTCCTAACAACCAAGACCTTGCGAATCAAGTACTCTGCATGGCAGGCGAGGTCGGTGAAGTGGCCAACATCGTCAAGAAGGTCGTACGCGGTACGCACGAACTCGAAGACGTGTCGAGCAACTTGACTGAAGAGATCATCGACGTTCTAGTCTATCTCATCAACTTAGTGGGCAACGAAGCCTTCGAGGACGTCGACTGGTCAACACTCTGGAATAACAAGCGCGCGTTCAACGAAAGCAGGTTCGGCAATGAGTGACGAAGCGAACGAAGCAGTTCACGACTTTACCGGTTTCACGCAGGATGCATCGCAGATGTTCTTCGAG